ATTAAGTTTATTTGATGGTATGTCCTGTGGACAGATAGCCCTCAACAGAGCAGGTGTAAAGTATGATACATACTTTGCATCTGAAGTTGACAAGTATGCTATCAAGGTTGCACAAGCTAACTACCCACATACACATCACATGGGAGATGTCAAACAAGTACAGAAGAGTTACTTTATAGATGACCCCATTGACTTACTTATGGGTGGTTCACCCTGTCAGGGATTTAGTGTGGCAGGTAAACAGTTAGACTTTAATGACCCACGTAGTAAACTATTCTTTGAGTTTGTCAGATTAAAAGAGAGTTTAAAACCTAAATACTTTCTTATGGAGAATGTACCTATGAAACAGGAGTCGCAGGATATTATATCTAGATACCTAGACGTTAAGTCTGTGATGATAAACAGTAGCTTGTTCTCTGCACAGAATAGAAAGAGATTGTATTGGACTAACATACCATTTGATATACCTACAGATGACAAGGGTACAATCTTACAGGATATACTAGAAGATGGTATTGCTAATGAAGCTATGACTAATCAAGATGGCAAAGCACATTGCATTACTGCACGATACAATGGTGCTGTGTGGTGGAACAGTATACAACGTAAGCAACGTACTATGGTACAAGTAGGTGAAGCTGACAATATCAAAGGCTTTGACAGTATCAAACGTATCTACTCACCTAATGGGAAAGCACCCACTCTTACCACAATGCAAGGTGGGCATAGAGAACCAAAGGTAGCTATTGATTTACAATCAAATGGTATGCAATGGAGAAAGCTGACACCTGTAGAGTGTGAGCGATTACAAACAGTGCCTGACAACTACACCAACCATGTATCTAATAGTCAGAGATATAAAATGTTAGGTAATGGGTGGACAATTGATGTCATAGCACATATATTAAGAGGTATAAAATGATTAGAAAGATAAACCCTATAGCAAAAGCTATGCTAGAATCAAGACGTAGGACACAAGTAGTTCCTTCAAAGAAAAAATATAACAGAAAAAAGGAGAAGAATTATGCAGAGTCAATTAGAGAAAATACCGAGCAAAAAGAAACCAAAGAATAAATGGGCAAAGCAACAATACAGATTAGAAAGAAAACGTAAGCAACAACAACAACTTAGATACATAAACAATGGGAGATAAAAATGAGTACATATAAAAATCATATATTTTGGATATACGATTTACATAAGGATGAGACAATTCGAATTGTTACTAAAAGTAAGTTTATGATGTGGTTAAACAACCACGCAGATTGTGACAGATACTTATTCTTTTCAACATACACTAAACTAAAAAATTATTTGGAGGATTAAATGTTTATAACAGAAGCAATACTATGTCTTGCACTCAACGTGTATCACGAAGCAAAGAACCAACCTTTTATAGGACAGGTAGCAGTTGCACAAGTAGTGATGAACAGAGTGTATGACGAGAGGTATCCAAACACAGTATGTGAGGTCGTAGAGCAAGGTCCTACATACTCATGGAAACCTGACTTTCCTATACGAAACAGATGTCAGTTTAGTTGGTACTGTGATGGCAAGAGTGATACACCTAAAGAGAAAGATGCATGGGATACTGCAATCACTGTAGCTAATGGTGTATATCATGGCAACCTTGATGACTTTGTAGAGGGTGCAACACACTACCATGCATACTATGTAACACCTGAATGGGCGAGTACAAAAACTTATATAACAAGAATAGAAGACCACATATTTTACAGATGGGATATTAATTATGAATAAATTTATATATGATTGTTGGAATGTCGTTATGAATTATGAACGCAATCCACTGAGTAACATACAAGACTTACACGTTAGACACATGGTTATGCAGCTACTTGCTTGGATGTGGTGTATAGCATTCTCACTATGGGTAGGTAGTATGTGGGTATTTGGTTTCACTGCTATAGTACACCTTATACTTATCTTTGCTATTGTAATGACAGTAGCAGTATTTGAAACAGCTAAACGAAGATCAACTTACTTTGACCATTGGTATAAGGAACGTGGTTTAGGTAGAGGTAATGGAGGAGAACATGAATAGATTTATTATAGAAGACAATCCTTATTTAATAGCAAAGTCTTTATGTGACCAACACGTAGTTAAGATGCCATTAGAAGAAGCACAGATGCTATGTACTGCACTGTGGCATATTGCACCTGACTATGCAGAGAAACATAACCTGTACAAGCCTGTACATCAGAAACATCCTTGTACACTATGGGCTATGAGAACTCAGAAAAACTATAAGTTTGCTTTTAGATTGTATCATCATATGCTAGAAGAGTATACACGTAGATATGGTAAGATACATGGAGCAAAGAAACATTATGACTCATTGTTAAATGGTATATCTTTAATACCTGATGGTCAGATAACACAACACCCACAGTGTTTTAGTGGGCTAGATGAACTCAAAACAGACGAGTTCTACCCAATAAAAGCATACCGAGCATTTTATAATGTTGACAAAGCAAGATTTGCAAGGTATAAGTATACTGAAAGACCTACATGGTTTAAAGAGGTACACTATGGATAACAACGACATACACTTCTTCAAGGAGTGGATAAGAAAAAAGAACGAGAGAAGTCTTAAAAATAAAATACGACTAGAAAGAATACGTAATGAACTTAACAAAAAAAAGGAGAAAGATAATGACAAAGAAAAAAGATAGTCCATTCAAAGTAGATATGAACAGTGAAGATGTTCTTGTAGCAGGTGGTACAAGAAGAGTGTTTCTTAATTACCACAATAGATTACAACGTATGCTTCACCACATAGATGAAGCAAGGGATATTGAATTAAGTCATATTAGATTATTAGAAGATTTAATTCACGAGCTGCATAGTTCTTTACACTTTGCACCACAGAAGGATAAAAATAATGATTCGCCTATGTTTTATTCAGACTATGTATTGGACTCTGATGATAGAGCATGGCAAAGAGCATATTAATGCTTGACAAATGCTTTAATTTATTATATAACACAACATCACTTAACCAAAAGGAGATATATTATGCCATATGATGTTTTACCAATGGTACATGAAGTACCTGAAAATTTAGATTTCTCTGTAGGCTTTGAGACTACAAAGTTTGATGAGAAGAAATATGTTATCAACGAAAAGACAGGAGACTATCTTGGTGTGGTAGGCACAGGATTTAAATGTGCTAGTCACAAGAAGTTCTTTGATGGTGTTCAGAATATTATGGTAGATAATATACCTGATGCCATGATAGACTCTACTGTAAGGTGGTCTACTGCTAGAAACAATGCTTGGGCTATGATGGATATTGTTATGCCTAATGTATTTACTACAGTAGAGACAGAGAAACATAGCACCAAAATAGGCAGAAGAGTTATAGCCTTGCATGGTGTAGATGGGTCTTGTTCTAATCAAGTATTCTTTGGTGCTATAGATTTCTTTTGTACCAATGGTATGATTACAGGAGACTATGATAAAGTCAGACGTAAGAACACATCTAATTTCTGCATGGATAGATTTATACAGGAACTTAATCAAAGCAGTGTAGACTTTGTAGGACAGGTAAATGAACTACAAGAATGGGCTAACATAGAACTACCTACATACTCTATGAAGTCTTGGAAAGAGTACCTGTCATCTATTATGAAGTCAGATAGAAAGGCAGAGAAGATGATACCACTTGTACGACAAGAAGTACGTAAACGTGGCAGAAATGTGTTTGCATTGTATAGTGCCTTTACTAACTATGCTTCTTATGCTGACGAGAGAAATGGTTTTAATCTACGAAACACAGGTAGAGATACTTCAGCACAGTCTATGTGGGCTAGAGAGAATGAAGTTACCAAGTGGATTTCTACACCTGAGTTTAAAAAGTTGGTGGCTGCCTAATGGGATATCTTACTCTTAAAAATTTAATTAAAGAGTATTATTTATCGTTTGAGTTCAAGAGTTTACGTGACGAAACTAAACAACAATATCAATACTTTCTTAGCGTACTCTTGGACACAATGTTACCTGACCAAGATAAAAAGTTGGGTAACATTACAATAAATAATATAACAACTTTGATGGCTAAACACGCATACAATGATTGGTGTAATCGTGGTGTGCATCTAGCAAACCATGTTATGTCTGTAGCACGAGTTGTTTTTAACTATGGCATAAATATGGAGAAAATAGGGCAGAACCCATTTAGTAATGTTAAAAAGAGAACACCTGATGTGCGTAAAAAAGTTTGGACAAAGGAACATGTTACTAATTTTTTAGATGTAGCTTATTCTGATTTTAACACACGTAGCATAGGCTTGATTGCACATATGGCTTACGATTGGTGTCAAAGATTAGGTGATATGCGTTTATTGCAATGGTCTAACTTAGATTTATCTGAACAAAGAATGCATATAGAACAATCTAAACGTAGAGCAGAAGTATTTTTACCTATCAGTGATGGTTTAGGTGAGATGCTTGTACAACAGAAGAAAGATTTTGGTTTTCAACCTTATGTAGCACCAAGAGTGAGACCTGTAGGTGGTAAATATATGCCTTATTCGCTCTATAGGCTGCCTAGAGTGGCTAGAAAGGTAATGAGGGATGCCAATATACCTGATGAACTACGTTTGTCTGATCTCAGACGTACAGGAACTGTTGAGATGGTAGATGCAGGTGTGTCGATGGGTAATATTATGTCTGTAACAGGTCATGCTAACCCACAAAGTGTAAAACCATACATGAAAAACACATACACAAGTGCAAATTTAGCATTAACACAAAGAAAAAACTTGACAGACGTTTAAAATTATGATATTTACATATTATCATTACATAGAGGAACATAGAAAGTGTTAGATTACATATATAGTTTAAATATCACTGTAGGTGATACACGTAGAGTAGATTGCCCTGTCTGTAAAGGTTATAAAACATTTACAGTAACAAATAATATGGGTTCTCTATTGTGGAATTGTTACAAAGCATCTTGTAATGTTAGTGGCAAGAAACGTGTACACTTATCTGTAGAGGATATACAAACTACGTTTAGTAAAACTGTAGAATCAAACAAAGAGAATGATTTTATGTTACCTGAATATGTAGTTGATAGAAAAAACACCCTTGATATAATATCATGGTGTGCCAAGTGGGCGATTAATGCAGATGATTTAGATTTGTATTATGATGTAAAAGAGCATAGAGTTGTCTTTCCTATATACAAAGACAATGTAATTGTAGATGCGATTGGCAGATCACTTGGCAAAAGATTACCCAAGTGGAAGAAATATGGCAATAGTGGGTTGCCTTTTTCTTTTGGTTGTGGTAAGGTGGCAGTAGTAGTTGAAGATTGTGTGAGTGCTGCAGTTGTAGGAAGTGATGTATTTGTTGGGGTAGCTGTGTTGGGTACATCCCTTTCTGAAATACACAAGAAGTACATTGCACAATTTTCTACTGCCATCATAGCATTAGACCCTGACGCATTACCCAAAACACTGTCTTTTGCAAAAGAACTACGAGGACACGTAAAAGATGTACGTGTTCTTAAATTACATGACGATCTAAAATATAGGAGTAAAATAGATTTAGATAATTTAAATAACCTAACCCCAAAGGAGAAACAGACATGGAACTTTCATTAGTAAGAAGTCTTATGGACAGAGCATTTTACGAAGATCATCGTGGTGCTAGATGTCCTGACAGATTATTTAGTAAAGACACAAGAAAGATAAAACAAACTATTGATAAGGCTATGGACAGATACGAAAGGTCTGTACTACCTGATGAAATAGAAGCATTGTTTATGTCTGACAATCCTGCATTAACAACAGCACAGAGACAAGCATACTCAAGTCTGTTTAGACAGATTAAGAATGAGAAACCTCTTGGCAAAGATATAGCACAGGAAGTGTTGTCAAAGTTGTTTCAGCAGGTTGTTGGAGAAGACATTGCTAACTTAGGATTTGATTATGTAAATGGTACACAGACAAGTCTTGAGCCACTAAGATTATTACTAGAGCAGTACAATGATGACTTTACACCTGATCTAAATGTAGAGTGGGATGACATTGACATTGAGACATTGTTAGCAAAGAATGCACTAGAAGCAAGATGGCATTTCAATATACCTGCATTAACAAGACAGATAAGTGGAGTTAATGAAGGACATTTAATTGAGGTAGGTGCTAGACCTAATACAGGTAAGACATCTTTTCATGCTAGTATGATTGCTGCACCTGATGGTTTTGCACATCAAGGTGCTGATTGTATTGTCCTATGTAATGAAGAAGGTAGTCACAGAGTTGGTGCTAGATATCTGACTG